TTTGCCACGTTGTCCGCTAACTCGCCTATCTCGCTAACTAGCTTTAGTGCCTGTGATTGCACTGTGCCGTTGACAAAGATGCCTCTGTCGCTGCTCCACTGCGTACACAGGTCTATTAACTTGTTAATTTTAACCATTGCATTGCTCCTGTATTAGCCTGTCTAAGTACCAACGTGCTTTGCGTAGGTCTTCTATGCCGTTCTTCTCTTGCCAACGGTGTGTGTACTTAATGACGTTACCGTTTAGATAGCCTAAGAAGGCTTCTGTAGACATACGCTCCTTAACGTACTCTATACACTCTATGCCGCTGCCTTTGTAGTGGATAGGGTTTATAGCGTCGTAAGTAGACAGCCTAGAAGCAACACGTTGTTCGTCCTTTATTGCTTCTTCGACACGTCTAGCCTGCGCCCTGCGTTTCTTGTTTACAGCGTCCCACTCCTCAGCAGGAGACTTGTCAAGAAAGCTCATCTGTATCTCCTCCCAGACCTTCTATGATCTGGTCTAGTTTATCTTCTATTTTGTCCTCAAAGCGTTCTACAAGCTCTGAGGAGTTTATGTCTAGCGTTTCCAACACAAGCACCTCGTCTAGCATACTCAGTTGGTCTTTAACATCCTTAAACGTAAGACTCATTCTGCTGTCTCCCCAAACTTCTTACGCAGATAAGACATACTAATAGGCAGCTCGTCAAAGCTACCGTCGTTGACTTCATTAAACACCCATATTCCACGCCATGATTGGTTAGTCTGCGGTGACAGATAGCCTTGGTCTTCTTGGTAGAATATGCCTGCAAACAAACCAGTCACTGACACACCGTCAGCTCTACGTGCGTAGGCGATGTCTCTGTCCTGTACGTGTCCCATAACACAGCTAACCATCTTCTTAGTCAGCATTAGCTTAGCAGACGACACAGGACGTCCCATAACGCCGCTAGTGAAGTAGTGCGAGTAGGCAATGCCGTTAACCATCTTAACTTCTAAGAACGGCACAACTTCCCAACCCATCTTCTCCAAGCCTAAGTCAGCAAACGACATCAAGCCTTCTAGCTCTGGTGAGTCGTTAACAGCACGTGTTATACGATTCTCGTGGTTGCCTAATAAGAAGATCAGCTTAGGTTTCCACACCTTATGCTTGTTAGCACGCTGACGCGCCTGCTCTTCTCGTATAGGCTTTAGGAGCACTTCCATAGCTGCCTTACCTGCCTTGACATCCTCTTGATAGCGCCTACCTTCAAAGGACTTCTTACCCTTATCGTAGCTGCTCAGACTTGGAAAGTCCCAGTGGTCGCCAAGGTGAATGATAACATCAGGCTTTAGAGACACCGCATACTTCCCTGCCCACTCTAAATGCTCTGTGTTGCTCGTAGGAGCTACTTGTGTGTCTGGTATGACAAAGTGTCTCATTGCTTCTTCCTCGCTTTACGTTCCGCGTTAGTCTTGCTTTGGTGACACTCTAAGCACAACACTTGCATTCCGTCAGCCTCACAGAAGAGACGCTTAACAAACCCTGCAAGGTCTTTGTAGCTGCTTAGTTTGCCTGCAGGCTCTATATGATCTACTTGTATTTCTTTGTTAGTAAACCATCCAGAACACTCAGCACACTGATACTCGTACTTGTGTCTGCAGCCCTGCACCGTCCTCTCTGCATCCTTTTTAACTTGAAATTTAACAGGGTAGCGTGAGTAGGCTTGACGCAGTGCTGAGCGTATAAACTGCCAGTAGCGTGCCTCAGTCCAAGTGTTACCTGCTCTAGTGCGTGGAACTAGTTGCTTGCCCATAGAACCTGTCCTCCTCAGACCTCTCGCGTGGAGGCATCCACATCTGACCTGCCCGACGACGCAGCCATAATAGCCTAGCGTTCTCTAACGCCCTGTCGTAGCCTAGTTGGTCTTCACAGATGTCCCACATATCAGTTTCTTTACGGCAGTTGCCTATCAAGTCTTCTGCGCCGCCTGCGCCAATACCGTCAACACCGATGATGTTGTCGATAGTGTCGCCTGTCAGTATCTGCTTATAAAAACTTTTCCTGCCTTGATCAGTGCTAACAAAGTATTCTTCTCGCTTGACGAAGTTGTAATGCAGTCCTTCGACTTGGTCAAAGTCTTTGTCAATGCTAACCATGATGGGATGATCGTTAAGATAGGCAGTAGAAGCTGCTGTAGCTATCGCATCGTCAGCCTCTTCACCGTCAACAACTACAGCGTCCCACACATCTACAGCGTGGTCACGCAAGACAGAAAGCAAGATTGGTCTGTCTTTTGTCTTCCTGTTGCCTTTGTAAGGCGCTGTCACAGCTACTTCGTTGCGGAAGTTGCCTTTGCCAGTCAGATAGAAAATGTAGTTGTGGTCTGGGTAGTTTACTAAGGTGTCAGCGATTAACGAGTCTAAGGCGCGTCTAGCCTGTGCTAGTGCTATGCTAAAGTTGGCTTGCGCGTCAGTCTCGCACGCACAAGCCACTCGATAGCAGTATATGTCGCCATCGATTAGAAGCATTACAACGCAGCTTCTAGATCAAAGTCGACGCCACCGCCTTCTTCTGCGTACTCGTTCAAGTCTGTAATGACTAGCTTGAGACAGCTTGGCGAACGTCCTTGCTGACCTGCAGGTGACTTCCAATCATAGTATCCAACAACAGCAGCGGCTGTAGAGCCGTTACCGACTAGACAGCCAATCTCGTCACCGCTTGTGTTGTAAGCGCGGATGGGATTGCTAGACTTGATGGTGATGAAATGGTCTTTGTCGTCACCTTTGTTACGTGGCTTCATTCCTCGCTCTTCTAAAGCATTTACTGCAGCGCTAGAGAGATTGCCAAGGTCAAACTGATACTTGCCTGACATAGCATTCTTGGAAGAAAGGTTAGCCCAGTAGACAGTACCTTTGATGGGAAGTGGTTTTAGATTAGTGTTTGACATAGTGTGTAGCTCCTTTAATAAAGACAATATAGTCTATCATACATAGTTAAAAAAATCAATGTGTTTCTGACCAGTTGTTACCAATCTGAAACTCACCGTCCATAGGACAACGTAGTTCAAAATCGTCGCCTGCCTTGCGGATAGCATTGCGGAAGTGCAGTCCTACAGCCTTGGCAAAAGCCTCTGGCGTCTCTACCTGCAGCTCGTCATGCACGTTGGCGACAATCTTAAAAGGAATACCTGCTTCCCTGAGACTGTCTACACCGTTCAATAGAGCCTTCTTCATCAACGCAGCACCACCGCCCTGTAAAAGGAAGTTGAGTGCGCTGTAAGCCTTGCGAATGCGTATCCTGCGACCGTCTAAGCTAGGTAGACTGCCGTTTACATCAGCTAAGTTCTCTACTTTGTTCTTCAACACCTTCAGTGAGGGGATGTTGTTTAGAAAGTCTTTCTTTAGCTTCCTACCGTGGGCAGCACCTCTACCTGCTATGCTGCCTATCTTCTCGTCACCCGCGCCGTACAAGAACGCATAAATAAACGTCTTTGCTTGGTCGCGTGTGTCAAGTCCTGCTGCAGCTTGGTTAGCGCTGTGTATGTCGCCTTCCAAGATTGTCTGCACATAGTCTTCGTCTTTCATGTAGTGGGCTAGCATCCTAAGCTCTAAGCCTGACGCGTCTATGCCAACTAGTTTGTTGCCTTCCTCTACAGTCCAACAGGCGCGGCATTCACCACCTAGCTCAGCCTTCAGCTTCTGCACAGGTGTCATGCTGTCCACGACCTTGCGTGTTGCAGGCACTTGCGCCATGTTAGGCGATATATGCGTCATCCTGCCTGTTGCTGCGCCGCTGCTAAAGACACGACCATGCACTCTGCCGTCTGCCTCTACAGCCTCTAGCCATGAACTAACCTGACTAGCCCTTTTCTGTACCAGTAAGTATTCAGCAACAAGCTGCGCTGTAGGATTGTCTATAGCCTCTAGCACGTTTTCGTCTATCTTGTAGCTACCGCCTTCGGTCTTGTCTGTAAAGCGTATGCCAATGCTCTGTAGGCGCTTGGCTATCTGCTGTCTGCTGCCAACGTTAAAGACTTCTACGTTGTCCTTGAGGCGCTTGCCTGTCTTTTCTGAGTAACGCTCCGTAACGATAGGAGGAAACTCGGTCTGCAGCAGGTCTTCAATCTCACGCATACGATGCGTTAGCCTGCAGTAG